CTCCAAGGACATCGAAGCAGACTGTGCTGTGCCAGTATCGGTGATACCTCCAAGGATAGACACACCTTCCTTAAAGGCAACGTCCTTCTGCTGTGCCTTGGCATTAGCATCCAGTTCTTTGCCCCAATCTTCCATCAAGCGAATCTTGGTGATGGCAATGTTGTTGCCAGCATGTTCCATCAAGACCTGAGGATTGATCTTTGAAATGCCAGTATCAATCGACCACTGTTCCGTAAGTAGTTCAAGGGCCCTTTCAGCTTGAGCCCTTCCCATACGCGGACTGAGGGTGATCTCTGTATTGTTGTCTGGATCAAAGATCTTTACGTTTCGATTTCTGGCATCGTTGATGTAGTTTGCCAGAGAAAACGGAGCATTCTGTGCCTGAGCAATGCTGTAGCCATAAGCTTCCCAACCCTTTAGAGCAGGAGAGTTGTTGCGAATGCCCGCACTGACACCCTCAGCTCCAGGAATCGTTTCAGCCGCATTGGCTAATTGATTGTCTCGCTGGGCTGCCTCCTTTAGACGCGTTTCCGCTTCTTTATGTTCCTGTTGGTATTGAGGTGTGACCTGAGGACCACGCTTATTGAGGAAGGCAGAGAAGCCCTTAGCAATTTGCCTTTTCTTCCACTCCTCTCCTTGTTGTTGGACAAACTTACTAAGGGTGGAACTGAAGGCAGTCAACTCTTGGACATCACGCTCTTGAAGACGTGCCCTTCGATCAACTGCCTCCAGCATCTGTTGGCTAGGATCATAAGCTCTAACAGGAGCAAATTCCCCACCAACGGTAGGACCACCAAGTTGTACCTGAGGCCCCTGTGATTCATAAATACTAGCCATTGGTTAGCCTCCTCCGATTTTCTTGCCTGGTGGGGCAAATTCATTGAATGTTTGAACACCGCCAAGAATCGATCCACCAATACCCGACACGAGTCCAAGCGCACTTGGAGCACTGGGTTTGATCATTCTATTGGCAGCCGCAGCAGCGTTGGCAGTTTGAGCCTGTTGATAGGTTTCTTGGCCCCTCAATAGATAATCCTGGTTGGCATAGCCAAGGTTCATGCCAAGGGTAGCCATGTCCTTGCCATAGGTACGTTCAGCATCTTGAGCCAGCAAGCCAATGGACTTACCAACCCTGCCAGAAGCCAGAACCTTGCCTTGGGTTTGAAGGGCAGTGGCCATGACCTTTTGTGCATCCACGGCTGCCTTGTCGTATTCATTTTTGAGACGCATCTGATCGGCCACATAGGCACGGTTGGCTGCCTCAGCATTCAACTGGATCTGACGGTTGTAGGCCGCTTGAGAGGCCTGATAGGCCGCCATCTCTCCTTGATACTGTTGCTGCTGTGCTTGATACGAAGCAATGGAACCAACAGCACTAGAGGTAAAAGATGCAATGCCTAGCCAAAGGGCTGTTTGAGAAGCAGGATCTACGCACATTTTGTTAGTTTAGCAAATTCTACATAGGTTAAGCAGTTGGGACCCACGGTCCGATACATGAGCTTCTTAAATCCAAGCATGTGGAGCAGCTTCATGTGAAGTGTGTTTCGTGGATCAGCCACGTTGTGGAGTACATCATAGGAAGTCAATTGATCGACCCATCTTTTTGCTTCCTTTACGAATAGTTTTGGATACGGACGGACATGGTGCGTGGTTAGCATCCATATGGCTCCGCAATGGGCATCTGTTCTGGATACCCCCGCAATTCCGCAGAGGTTACCTTCTGGGTTGATAAAGGTGACCGCTATTTCCGAATGACGAATGGAAAGGGTAAGGGCCAAGGTCGGAATGTGACCAAGACCCTCAACCTCTCGTCTATCATCCTCTTGTAGGTGTTCCGCTACATAAAAGGCATCTTCAATGGTGGCTGGGCGAATGAGTTCTACTGCCTCAGCACTCCTCTGGTTGTGAAGGATCCTTGCCATGTTAGGCTTGTGATAGCGGTTGGGAGGGGGTAATCAGCTTTGATTGTGATGTCTACCTGATCTGCCTTAGCCATGATGGGAATCGTATTGGTCGGATTCCTTAGCATTGGTAGGGTCTGTGCCAGGTATTGGTTGGCTGTGATTTGTGGAAGTTCTGCCAAGTACTCTTCTCTTCCATCAGCACTCACCTTAACGCTGTAAGGTCCAGAGTTGTAGCTGCTGATGTCGATCCGATAGATGGTAGGAACATTAAGGGTGTCGGAGGCGTTCTCGCTTGGTTTGTAGTAAAGAGCAGGAAGGGTTGCTTCTGCCTCATATCCTACACCAAGGGCCCACGGAAAGGTGGTTTGGTTTCCATCGACCAACACAAAGTGCCGTTGACCAGCAGGTGAATCATCATCAAACTGGAGTGGAAGGTTGTTGACCAGGCCTGGATTCTGTGGATCCAAGGAAACAGCAACAGCAGTTCCAGTAAAGCTTTCAATCTCTTCCTTAAAGCAGAGCTTGGTTTGATCAGTTCCAGACAAGTAGACCTTCACCGGATTGTAATCGTACAAGTCCAGTCTGGTATCCACATAGGTACCATCATAGAGCAACGCCCCGCTGGAGGACTCTGTGACCAGATTGATCTTACTTAGGAATGGGTTTGGTTGGTTGGTGACAACGTACATATGCTCATTGTCAAAGTCAACCAAAGAGATGGTTCCAGGAAGAATCCACTTGAACCAGCTGTTCATCAGAGCCTTGTCTTGACTGACGAGCCACCGATAGAGGTAAACAGCATTCCGTTCTTGTAGGGACAAGATGGCCAACGTGTTGGAAATGGTGCTGCCCTTGAAGGAAATCACATCTCCTGGAATGTACGAGGGAATGGTTCTAGTGATCTCAACCGTCTGTGGCTTTGTGGAAGAGTCGGTGACCAACATTTCCCTGATGCTGGCGGCCCTGACCGTTTGATCCAGAATCATGAAGGAGTTGCCGGAATCCAACGGAGAGATGGTGGCATCCTGGCTGAACTTAGAAACCAGATTGATCTCAGCAGTTGATGGACTGAATGCCTCTGTTGATGTTTCAAGGATGTACTGAGCGTTGTCCGCAAACAGCATCAATCCTCGTGGAACTTGAAGGGCATGAGTCAGCTGAACTGGCTTCTGTGATCCACAAGAGATGTCAATCGGATCGCTATCAACAATGGTGATGACGGTGCTGGCAAAGAAGTCAAAGTAGCTTCCAGCCTGACTGCAAATCACGTTGTCGTTGCTGAAGAAGATCAGACGATTCTTAAAGAAGTTGATGCCCGAGATCGGGTACCCAATAAAGGTAGGATTGGGATTGGTTTCCAGATCACCAACAACCCTTGAGTTCCAATACTGATTGGCAATCTCGTCTACGGTACCGGTTGCATTTCCAACAGCCGTGATAGTGAAGGTGTCACCACGATCGGACGTAACCACATTGTTTGCGGTGTAGCCTTGTCCAGCACGAACAATCTTGATGCCATCGATTGCATTTGGAAATGAATCAACAATCTGAATGCCTGACTTAGCAGGGTTGGTTCCCACCTGAGCGGTGAAGGCTCCGGTTTGAGTGATCTTTCTATTTCCAATAATAACGGCATTGAGGTTGGTAGTGGTAGCAACCTTCACACCACCAACATACCAGTCATAGCGGTAGGAGTAGGTTACAGTACTTCCACGTCCAGTATAACCTGTAGTGGCAACGGTATACCTGGAAACGTAATCCGTTGTGGAAACGTTTGTGGATGTAGTAGTGACGGTTCGAGTGGTAGTAGAGGTAACCTCAAGACGCAGGTCCTTACCAGTTCCACCAGAAACAGCAAAGCTTTCTCCAACCTGATACTGACCAAAGGTATTGTTGGTAATGGTAATGGTTTGAGGAACACCAGTGATGGTTGCTGTTTGGGTAACCGCTGTTGAATCCAGATTCCTAAAGGTGAAGGTGCCGTTTGCCTCACGAATAAGCGCGTGGGGCATTGTGGTGGCATCAAACTTCAGGGGAACACTTGGACCAATGGTTTCCTTCCAAACGCCTGCCCCATAGTTTTCTCCATTGCTGGTGACGAACTTCACATAGTAGTCATCACCATTGACAGTCTTGTCACCAGAAACCTTTAGGATGGCGCCATTTCTGAACTGCTTTGGTAGAACCGTGATCGATGGAACCTCATCTCTGTAGGCCTCCAATGCGGATCCAGTTGATCCTCCACTCGCTTTGATGTCAAAGGCAGCTCCATCATTCTTTGTGATGTAAATGGAATTCCCGATTTTTTCAGCAGTAAAGCCAGTACCTGTTGCATTGATGCCAACGCCAGTATCAGCGAACCCATTCAGAACGGTATTTAAGCCAACATGATTATTAGTTGTTGTAACTGTGTATGGAGTATTGTTAAGAACAATGGAATACTGCAAGCCTCCACCGATCGTGTTAACATTCACGAATGCGTAGTTAACCTTGGCAGCACTTGAAGTACCATTACCAGTGGCCATCTTGGTGACCACCTTCTTGTTCAACACAAAGTAGTAGTCATTGATCTGGAGCAGCTCCAGGTCGGTTGGGCTGGTATGGGTTGCGTAGGTGGTTGCCGATGCTGCTGGAGTGTTGATGGTCTTGGCTACCCCAGAATCAGCATCCCAGATCTTTGGCACACCATTAGGTGCAAACTGGATGATGTAGCGTTCTTGATCATCTCTGGTAGCAAAGAACCACGCCGCCGTACCAACAGCTCCACTCAGTCCTCCAATGGCCTTCAAGCCAGGACGCTTAATCAGACCAAAGGCCGGATCTGGAAAGTAGTTGGTACAGGATCTTAGCTGACCAGCCAACTTAAACGCATCTGCTTGCTGAGATACCCCACCAATCAGGTTGGGAATTTTCTGAGAAATAGTAGCCATCAGCGTGCCAGTGCCCGGTAAGGAGTGTAGGAGATGTAGTAGTTCTGTCCTGTTTCAATGCCAAACACGTTGGCTTCGGAGGTCTGGGTATCGTAGGACAGACAGTTGGCACGAGCCATGCCTTCATCTGATTCAAAGATCCGGAACTTCACAGCATCGATGTCCCCAGCCACTCGATCATAAAAGATGCGGGTCGCCTTGATCACGATGTAGTCCTTGAACACCTGTGGAAGATCTTCAAAGTCAAAGGCCCAGATCACATCACAATAGATCGTGGTGTTAGCGGGAAAGGTAAAGGTGTGACTAATCTTATCGTAGAGTTGGCCATTCCGCAATACGGTCTGGTATTTCTGTACGTTAGCAATCTTGTTGTCCGCAATCTGAAGAACGTTTGTCGGAACAGCAATGATGCCGCTTGCATCAGACACGAAGGGGTACTTGTATTCGGTGTTGAAGTTCCACCCTTCTCCTTGAACAGAGCGGTTGGCATCATCCAGGATGCTAAGTGCTGAGGCCACCTCTGGATTGAACGTGTCGAGTGAAGTCACCGGAGCCTGTCCGATGCCAGTCAGCATTTGATTAACAGCTTCAAGCTGCGTGGTTGCGAATGTCATTGGACGAGAGTCAGGGACGACTAAAGATAATAAAAAGGGGCCACCAATAAGGCAGCCCCAAACAATAACGGATAGAAGCGTCTATCAGTTGACGTTGCGGAAAGCACCGGCACAGGACACCCGGACAGGGCCAGCACCATAGGCCAGACGGCCCACGATCACATCACCCTGGTAGATGACCTTGGTATCAGCACCAGTGGTCTGAACCGAAGGACCGATGGCTTCAACCACACCAGCAGCATCACGATGGAAGATCAGGCCGCAGGCATTGGTGAAGTCGGTAGCAATGCCGTAGTTGTTGTTCTCACCGGTAACGGCAGCAGCATCAATGTTGGCACCGCTGGGCGAGCCATACTTGCCGAGGAACGGAATGTTGTTCGACTTGTAGATCTTGATGCCAGCGATCTCATAGAGACCTTCGCCGCTGTTCAGGTTACCCTGGGTGTTGCCGTACTCACGGTTCAGGATGTTGGTGTCAACCTGGCTGATCAGGGCGTAGTACTGACGGGGGCTCAGAACGGCCACACGACCATCCTTAGGAGCAGCGATCTCGTCCAGGCGGGCAGCGGCTTCAAAGAAACCGTCCACGAGGGCCTGAGCATCATACTCCTTGTTGGCACCCAGGTTCACACGGAAACCACCAGGCTCGCCGGTCACAGCAGCAGACAGTCCCGAAGCACGATCCAGAACGCGGAAGATCCGACGATCATAGAACTCAGCCAGGCTCTGACCGATCTGACGAGCGATAGGACCACGGATGTCATACTGGGCCAGGGTCTCGTTCAGGTCATAAACGAACGCAGAGGCAACCAGCAGGTCGTCCATTGCGATGGTGGTCTCAGCCACAGGCGGGTTGCCCGAACCGAGGATGGCGCTACCAGGAGTGTGGTAACCAGCCGAGATACGACCGGTGTGGATGAATTGAGCTTCCTTGCCGTTACGGAGGGTACGGTTCTGAACCAGACCCTTGGCAATGGTAGCGTTACGGAAAGCTTCATACACCTCACCGGTGAAGAGCTTCAGAAACAGAGCTTTAGTGTCGCCAGCCTTGTTAGACTGACCGAGTTGAGTAAGCGTTGCAGTCATTGTCTTTTAAGAAAGTAGGGTTATCACGTTTTCAAGTACTTGAGTTTTATCCGGATTTGAGGTATTCAGTTTTTGGGTAATACGTCCGTTGTATTGGGTATCCTCCGCAGAGGGCCAATACTCCAGTTCGAACTGGGTTTTTAAAGAGGTTGTC